CTTCAAATTCTCATCAATACGTGCAAGCATCACAGCCTGCCCTTGTGCAATATCCTCAAGAGTGTTAATTCTTGCCTCTACCCTTACGATAGAGGTTTTATTGTTGTCTACGTCATTCCTGAGTGTGGCTACAAACCAGATAAGAGCTAACGTCTGTAGGGATATTGCAAAGATCAGGGATACTGGTACGCTCCGGCTTAAGTGCCAAGGCTCTTGACTCATTTTGGGTACTTCTTCCAGCTAAGTTGAAAGTGAGGTCCATCAGGGAAAGACTTCCAATCTCCACCCCACTCAAGACTAACTTTAAGTTCTTTAGCAGCTTCTTTCATGGCATCTGCAATCGGGTAGAAGTATTCCCAATCCCAAGACACAGGGAAAGGTACTAGGTCAACAGCGTGTCCCGTCAGGTGCCTAGAGTTCATTGTGGTGGACTTGCCCTTAGCGACAAGTTGTCTCTGTCTGTCGATGTTCCTAACGCCCTCAGTAACAGCAAAGTCCTGCTCCGTAATCTCAATAGCCCTCTTAACTACAGCAACAAGGTCTGGGTGAACCCCTGACAGTCTTTGTTTACTTCGTTGTGATAGTCTGTAAGTCACCTATTTCTCCTTGCCTTTGTAGTGTTCTTTTTGCCCTAAAGACTTCAGCTTCCCAAGACTGTTTACAATGGTTGTCCTGCCAGAAGAAAAACCTGTTGATCCTCTTTAACCTCTTAGCCCACTCTTTACTGTTCTTAGATTCCACATACGCACGTGAGGAAACTGTCTGGTAGCGAGACCCACCGTAGAAAATTACGTTAACAGTAATACTGCTTGCTGTAAGAACTAGGAGGATAAACTCTTTGGTTGCTCTTACTAACCTACCAACAATGGGGTTTTTCATTGTGTATTCCTTACAGCGTCATTGCCAATCTGAACAAGTCGTCTGCCTGTTTGTCTGTGAGGTTCATGGCCCAAATCAGCATCTGCATATCGGGGTCAGTTCTACGCCACTCTACTGTATCCTCAATAGCCACTTGTAGCGCCCACAAGGTTGTTGGACTCCAGCTTGGGTCTGGGTTGTTAAGCAGATCAAGAGTTGAGGCCCAAATGTCCGGGCCAAGGGCTAGCTTGCCTTGCCGCCGAGTGCAAACCATCTGCGCTCTCTCTTGGGCCAGCAATTCCTCTGCGGTTGGCGGGGAGGGAGGGATGAACGGGACCACTTCCCCGTATTCTCCGGCCAGCGCCGCCTCGTAGGTTGAGGAGCCGGGTGGGTGATAGGTGTAGATGTCGGTTTCAACATCCTGCATCTGGATGCCGCCAAGGTCGTTAATAACTTCTGGGTTTTTGTATGTCATTTTGTTTATCCTGCCGGAGTCCAAGTTGGCGCGCCGCCCGGCACTTCAGACACAGGCCAAAAATCTTCGCCGTTGGTGGAGAATATAAGGTTTCTGGCTTCGGCGGTTGTGTTGGCTGTCACAGGCCTAACATCTACGCGGAAATTGTCGCCAGCTTGATAAGTCAGGTCTCCAGTGACTTGCGTGAACACATTTCCGGTGGCGTTAAGGGTCAACGCCAACACTCCATTTTTATATACGAGCGATTGAGCCACAAAGGGCCCTGGACTGGTGCTCCTTACGTCAATCTTCAGCCTAAACCCACCCTCTCCCGCTGGAGAAAAACCGTAATATGTAATGGTTGCATTTTGACCTGAGTTCCGCACTGTCGAGTCCAGAAACCGCACCGTGTCGCCCGCCGTTGGGTTAGTTAGGTTTGCTAAGTTTACACCAGCCTCCGCCCACTCAAGCGCAGTGGCCCCAGCGTTCATCCGAAGGCCCTGAAGCGCCGTGCCTTTCGGAAGCCTCGCCCATGCGCCGCCAGAGCGCACAAGAAGGTCACCATCTACCGGGCTGGCTGGAGATGGGATCGCATCGCCGCTTGGAGTAAACGTATTAGTGCTCTGGTCTAAGGTGCCAATATCAATCCAAGCATCATTAGCTTCAGACCTCATCTTGAGGATATTGTTCCCAGTGTCATACCAAAGCATATTGGCATAGGTTGTAGAGGGTGCAGTAACACCACTATTGTTGCTACCAAGAGCTTTTAGAGCTAGGTTAATATCTACCCTTGCGTTGGAGGCAGTCTGGTTAGCAATATCTAAGTCATGTTGGCTCATAATAAACCTTCCTTAATACTCTACTGTGACCGAGAGGTCAGTAATTGCGGGTGTAAATTTAGTGGAGTGGCTATCCAGCACGGCTTTGAACCTGAAGGCTCTACCTTGAATGAAGTTACCATTAGCAAGGGTATAGGCACCCCAAGTTGGCGTACCAGCAGGATCATCGTCTGTAGCTGATACGTAGACAGTTACTGAGACATCACCAAAGGCTGCATCACCATCAGTCCAAGTATCCCAATTGTCAGGCCATGTATCCCAGTTCTGTGGAATATCATCCCAAAGCATAGTTCCCCCATCGAACGCACGGGTGTAAGTCTTAAACCCAGTCACTCGCGCTGACCTACTAGAAGAGGTGTCAATGTAGTCAGAGAATAGGTATTCACCAGTTGGGGAACTTGCCGTAGTATCATCAATCTGAAGTGTACTAGACACAACAGCAGTGTTAGTTTTACTACCAGCAAAGCTAGGGTCTTCAGTTTGAGTATCAGTCTGACCTAGTTGTGGAAGATCAGATGGTAGGACAATAGCTGATGCTGGAGTAACACTGAAGTTACCTTCTTTATCGTAGGCTTTAATGAGTAGGGTGCCAGAGCGGGCTGGTAAGGCGGCTGAAGTTGCAGGTCTAGCAATCTTTTCAATTACAGTGGTAGAGTTACCCCATGTTGCACCAGTAGTATTCGTATTAAGTTTTACCTGATAGTGGCTCAAGTCTGGATCAGGGATAGGAGGCCACGATAAGAACATAGTACCACCAGAAAGTTCAAAACTTATAGAAGCTACATCAGACGGGTCTCCAGCAAACGCATTAACCTCTACATCTGAAAGGTAAGTAAACGCCCCTTTAATACCAAAAGTGTTTATAGCCCTAGCCCTGAAGTCGTAACTATTAACATCCAAGTCTCTTACCCTGAACTCACCAAGTTGACCTTGACCGAAAGAGGAGTAATTAGTATCACCAGATATTCTGTATCCGACTTCTACATAATCAATAGCCTCAGGTCTGCCTGAAGTGATTGTAGCAACAGCTATGTTGGATACTTTTTGATTGCTAAATTGAATTGCAGCTTTAACGTCTATACCAAGATCAGGAACATCAAAAGGCGACAACAGGTTAGTGTTATCCCTTTCATACACAACTCCATCGTCTACCTCATCAAAGACAGACTCAGCAGTTTCTCGTAGAATCATTTGTGTTTGTAGGTCATAATCACCAACTAGACCAAAGGACCAAGAGATAACTTCAAACTCTTTATTAGTCCAGCCAAACCTAGTGCTAGTCAGTCTAACATTATCACCAACCTGAACCTCTAGTGTTCTTAGACCAAAGGAAGCACTAACTGTAAGTTGTTGTCTATTACGCTCTAAGGATATACGAGCAATACGTCTAGCCTCAATAGAGTTATCAGTAAATGGTAGGTCAACATCAGCTACAGACTCTTGTCCACCATCTGCTGACAAAAATGCTGAGTTAGTTATTTGTGGGTAGTCTGTAGTTTGCCAGTTACTCTCAGCACCACGGAAGGTTCCTTTTACTACATTAAAGTTGTCTCTACGAGAATGACGTGTAGATACATTTATGCTAGAGCGTAAGTCACCCTCATCAAGATCAAGAACTGGTGCAGTCCAATAGGCAGGCTTCATACGCCACTTACCTTGGGCATACCACATAGAGCCATCCATAGATGTCAATAGAGAGTTAATCGTCTCATACGGAGTAGAGGCCGTAGTAAAAGCACCATTACAAGTATAGCGAGTAGTTCCAGCATTAGTATTAGTCTGATCTGCTATATTAGCAGCAGCAATAACTAAGTCATCATCAATATTAACAGTTTTTTCAGCTAGGCCATATGGGGATACTAGATAGTCACGAGTGCATAGTGCAGGGTTATCTGACCATGCTGTAGTATTCGTGCGTGGGTCATACACCTTCTTACCACTAACAACAGCAGTGATTTCAGGGATACCATTAGGGAATACATCTGCATTAAACTCTAGGCGAACATATAGATATGCAATACCACGGAGCCTGTGCTCACTGGTCCACTTGCTAGATTCGGATACTAGGTAAGCATCAGCTACTTGATTGGGAGAGCCTAAGTGCTCTAATATACGGACCTTACCATTATACCTAGCTGGTGAAGTAACATTACCTGTCCCATCAATAGTAGCTATCTCATCATCAATGTATATCTCATCAAAGGATTCTACTTCATGCCCAGCAAATGCTAGGATACGGTGTAGGTATTTATTGTTACCACCTGTAGACTCATCATAGATACGAGCACCAGCAACACGAACTTTACCATAGATGATTTGATGGTCTAGTGCAGTACCAATAGCTGTAGTCTGATAACCACGATTAGCACCAGCATTGCTAGTATTAAAGGATGAGGGTTTAGGAGCTAGAGCACGAGAGGCTGCACCCAATAGTAGGTTAGCACCCAGACCTAATGCAAAACTAGCAAAGCCGCCAGCAGCAAAGACACCCCCACTAAGACCAATAAAAGTGCCAAGAGTACCAGTGGCAATACCTACTCCGATTGCTGTAAATACAACCATGCTATAATGCCTTCTCGTACCTAATTTCTATTTCATTATACCCCATACGGTTAAGAAAGTTACCAATAGGGTTCTTGCTTGAAGATGATGCAACTACTCTGTGTATATTATCCTCTCTCATACAATCTTCTACAAACTTGAAGAGTCTTTTACCGACTGTAGACTTACGATAGCCCTTA